CACGCGAGCGGGCGTCGGTCATGTTTTGGCCGCGCATCTGCACAGCGTTGCTGGCTGCGTTGTTCGCTCGCGCCGTATCAGCCGACAGGCGAGCATTGGCATCCGGGGTGGTGTAACTCATCGCCTTCCATTTTTGCTCAAGCTGCGTTTTTACATCCATCGCCCTCGCACGATTTTCTTCCATCAAAGCCGGGTTGTACACGGGCGGCATCTTCGCGGCCGCTTCCGGGCCGAAAACCTCCGCCGTTTTCTGGATCATCCGGTCGTAACTCGCCTGGTCGGTCACGCCGTTGGACAGCTGGCCAGCTATCTCGAACCTTTTTAGGTGATGCTCAAGTTGCGATTTTTCGGCATCGCGCGCGGCCTTGTCTGATTCTGCAAAGCCTTTTTGCACGCCGGGGAGCTTGCTGCCGGATGTTTGCGCAATCCCGGCGTACAGCTTTTTACGGTCAATCGTGCCGTCTGCGCCTGTAGCGTCACGGTAGGCGGCGTCCATGGCTCTGGAACCAGCGGCTTCGCGCTCCTTCTCGCCGTACATCAAATCAGCAAGCCGGTTTTGTTTTTGCGCAGCTTCAATCTGCTGCATTTGCGCGAACTGCGCCAGGCGGTTGGTCTGCTTGGGGGCCTGAATTTGGCTGTAGATGCTAGATTCGATCATGACTTACATCCTGTCGAAAGAGTTTTCATAGTTCGGGGCATACGGGTTGTAGCTAGTACCGCTGTATTTGATGCCGCTGCCGCCGCGCATTCTGTCAATCAGCCGGTTGTCCTGATAGTTGTCATAAGCACCCCGCAAGCCGCCGCTGATTGCGTTGCTGCCAGCTATGCCCGCCGCTGCTGTTGCGTTGCCCATGCCCTCAGCGGTATTGCTTACGCGGTTCGCGTAGTTTTGGCCCGCTGCGCCCACTTGGTTTGTCGCAACTTGCCCCGACCCGGCAATTGTCGAAAGGCGGTTAAATGTGTTGCCCTGGTCGTTGTTGAAGCGGTTGTACTTATCGACATAGCGGCCGTAGTTTTGGCTTTGGTCGTTGTTGAAGCGGTTGTACTTATCGACATACTGGCCATAATCACGGTTTTGCCCAGACGTGAATCGGTCGTAAGCGCCGGCGGTGTTTTTGGTGCCGTAGTCCACAGCGAAGCGGGCCAGGGCTTTCTGAGTCGCGCCGGAAAACATGCTGCCGCTTGCCGACTGCTGGCGCTCTATACCTTTGCGGCCTTCGTCCAAACCGAACTGGATGCCGTTCTGCGCAACAAAATCATTTTTCCAATCGGCCTCGCCGAATTTGCGCATTTCCGGTGCGGCTTCGCCAAACTTTTGAAACTCCGGCGCGGCTTCGGAGAAGTTGCGCATCAGTGAGCCGTAAGCCGGGTCTGAGCTGGCTGCGGCCTGGGCCGCTTGTGCCTCCTGGTCCTGTCGGGCCATTCTTGCTTCAATCGCGGCACTCAAACCGGCCTCGTCAATTGCGGTAGTGGCCGTGGTGGAGTCTGGAACCCACACAGGAGCGCCCTCCCCGCCGCCGACCCATCGGCCTTTTTGAATGGCATGCTCCGGGTCGTAGTAGTAGGAGGCCGACTCACCTTGCCCGCCCTCTGATGTGGCGTAATAGTTGCCCAAGTTGTCATACATGATGTTGCGGTTGGGCTGGGTCGTTTTGGTGAACTGCCCGACAAGCTGATTGCGCAGTTGGTAGCTCCGCCACCAGCGCCAAGCCCCATCAAGTAGCCCAGCCGGCCGCCCGCCGCATTACCGCGCTGCATCGTGGGCGCGTTGTCGGCGCGGGTCGTGTCGTACATGTAGCGCTGCGTGGCGTCAGAGCGTGCGGCCCCCGCCTCTTGCGCTGCAAGACCATCTTCGGCGGAGTCTGAGGCCATCATGCCGCCCACTACCGAAGCAGCTGCACCAACCCAAGCTACAGACATAGAGCCTCCATTTTTTCAAGCGCCATCGCGGGGTAAACCTCGCTGGCAATTTCAAGTTCAATCTTTTCGATGTCGGTTTGATCGGTGCGAAACACGTTGATGAATACCGTGTCCTCGTGCGCATAGCCGACCTTCTGGATACCCGGCGCACTAGTCGCTACATGTCCAGCCTGGAAACGCCCGCAGCCGGTTTCAGTCAGCACTGATATGTCTCCCTTGGCAACGATGTTCACGCACTCTTTCAGGTGGATTTTTCCGACAAGTATTTGCCCTTTTGCGATGAACAGCGTCCGCGTGTAAACCCCGTCTATCAGTGTGTGCGTAACAGGGAAATCCTCGGCGGTCAAAGGTTGGGGCAGCGAAAGCAGCCAGTCTTTAAACTGCTCGATGCGCTGGCGAATTACTGCCGGGGTGCGGTCTGGCACGTGAAAAGAGATTTCGCCGCTTGCGTCGGTCATCAGCAGCGAGTCGGGGTCAATCGCGGGTTTTTCGCGCTCAGATACCCGCCTGACCGCTGGCGTCAGGCTGAATTTGTAGGAGAGCATCATTGCGGCGGAATCCACCATTGATTGATTGCCGTCCTGCCGTACATCGCCTGGTCAAGGGAGAGCTGCGGGATTTCGTTGTTAACCGCTTTAATCAGTCGCTTGGAGTTTTGCGCACGGCGCTGCACCGTTGCCGATGCCTCAGCTCCGTACTCAGGGGCCGCGTAGACCGCGAAATTGAACACCAGCGCCTCCTCATAGCCATCAGGCAGGGCTACAGCAGTCGTAAGGTCTGCAAAGGCTGTCAGGGCCTGCTGTAGCGTCAGGAATAGCGTTTCACCAGTAGGTACAGGCCAGCAAAACACCGTTCCATTTGGATAGGTGGGCTTGTAGTAAACGAACTCGACCGGGCCTGTCTGTGATTTCAGGCTTTCGCGCTCATAATCAACCCGCGATCGAACGCCGACAGGGGTATCTAGCCCGCCCGAACGGCGGTAAGCGCTCAGAATTTCAACGGGCCGGGTCGTGACAAGCTGCCCTGTTGCGCCGATGGTGAAACTTGCGGTAGTCGGCACATAGCTGACAGTCTCAAACTTGAACAGCATCAGCTTTTCAAGGGACCACGACGAAATCATGGCGTTCAGCGTCATCAGCCCATCGCTGGATACTTCTGGCGTCAAGGTTTCGCCCGCGCCCAATGCGTTGATGAGCCGCAGGCCGCGTTTGATGATGTCGTTTGCCGTTGCCATTGCTTGCCTTTGCTTTTTCTAAAAAATCACTGCTTTAGAAAAAGCCCCCAGCCATAGCCGGGGGCAATTCGTTTAGGTGCCGATGATCTTGCGGTTGCGCAATTCGGCCAGCAGAGCGTTGATCTGCGCCTTGTTCTCGTTTCCCAGAGTCACCGCCGCCGCGTACTTCGTGCGGATGTCGGCGACATCAACAACTATCGCGTCGTGGTCGGTTTTCACCTCAACGCAGATGTCGCGCAGGCCGTTGATGGTGGCGATAGCCGCGTCACGGTTAGCGGCGGTGTCCCATGCACCAGCGGCAGCACCCGTGCCCCCCGCAGGGGCAGCGGCAGGGGTTGCCGTGGCGATGGCCGTCGATGTCGCAGCAGCCGCCGCAGCAGCGTCCGCGGCGGCGACAGTAGCCACAGCAGCACCGGTCACCCACATCGCTTTAAAGCGCTCTTCTTCGGCAGCGCCCTCAGATACTCGTGTGATCAACATGGTGCTTACTCCGTGATCCGGCAGGCGTGAACACCGCGCACGGCAGCGAAGCCGTACATGATGTCAACGCGGGTCGTGCTGGACAGGTCGGTGATGGAGCCACCGGTTTGCACAGCCAGACGCAGGCCATTGCTGGACAGGTTGTAGCCCTCGGTGCCAGCCACAATCGGAGGTGGAACGAAAGCCGCCGTGAAGGCGTCACGCTGCCACATCAGGTTTTGACGGTAGCCGGTCGATGCAGCGCCCACGAAGGTCAGTGCGGCAGCGTCGGCGGGCGATGCGCTAACGGTCTTATTCGGCATCGCAGGAGTGATGGCCGGGTAAATCGACAGCGTGACAGTGGTTCCGGCAGAGGTTGCGTCAGCAGTAATCACAAACTGCTGAACCGGCACGTAAGCGGTGCCGGTCAGCGGGTGAACTTGCTTGACACCGGCAATAGTGAACACTTGCCCTTTTTTGAACGTGTCGCCAGAGGCAACGCCGCCCACCAGCAAGGATGAGCCAGTCTGCGAAGCACCCGAAACCGTCACACTCGCAACCTTGTTGCCGTTGGTGATGGTTGGCAGGTTCACAGCCTCGATCCATTCAGCGGCAGCAGAACGGCCGATGTAAGAGTCGCGGAACTGCTTGGCGATGTCGGCGGTCGGCGTGAACAGGCCCTTGCTCGCATCCACTAGGGACACATTGGCATCAGGCGAGTAGGCAACCCAGCGCGGATCGGCAGGCGACAGCGCGTTGGCCATCTTGGCGCGGGCTTCGTTGTACGTCTTGAAGGACGATGGAACGGTGCCAGCGGTGCCGACCAGGTAAGGGACAGACTGGACGGCCTGGAGCAGCAAGTCGGCTTCAATCGCAGCGCAGAGGCTGGACAGTTGCGGCTTGAGCACGCGGTCGCGGTAGTCCTTGCGGCGCGGGTCGCTGGCGTCCAGCTTGAACACGGCCTCTGCTGCGGTTGCAACGATTTGCGTGTGCTTGTGGCTGGAAACGGTCAGCGAGCGCGTGGTTTCAGCGAAGCCTTCATCAGCCGCACCACCGCGCAATGTAGCGCCGTCATAAACGGAGCCAATGCCGGGAACGTTGATGGTGACGGTGGAGCCGATCTTGAAGCCGTTGGGCATCTTGTCGAACTCTTTCTCACGGTCCCGGTTGATGTTCATTAGGAACGGGCAGCTTTCTTCGATGATGGCGGCCGATTCGGCGGCGATCATCTGTTGTACGGATGCATTCAATGCCATAATTTACTTTCTTTACCGCGATTCGCGGATTTGCCGCACCATGTCCTCGTCACCCAAACTGGCTGACGATGGACGGCTGGTGCCGCGTGATGTAAGGGGTGTCAGTGGCTTGGGGGCCGTGCTGACCTTGGGTTTTCCTGCCTCGGTTTCGAGCCTTGCGGACAACCGGCCCATGTAGGCGGCTTGGCGTACTGGAGACATACGGAGAACCTCGTCCAGCGCGTCGCGGTCGTTGACAAAATGCGTCAATACCTTCGTTGCGTCGTCTAGTTCAAGCGCGGTGTTTAGAAAGACGGTGGCAGACTTGCCAGCCGACTGAAGCTCGTCAACGAAGTCGTCATAAGACGCCCCCGCCGCTTTCTTCAATTCCGCGTCTATCGAATCCAGCTTTTTCGCTGTCGTCTGTCCTTGTGCAATCTGTTCGGCGCGCCGCTGCACTTCTGCATCAAAGCGGGCCTGGCTAAATTGCGGCTCTTGCGTCTGGTCGATCTGCTCAACAGGGCGCGTGCGCAAGTTCTCGTTTTCAGCAGCTAGTTGGTACTTTTGCTGCGTCAATCGGTCTATCCGGCGCTTCAAGGCTTTCGCCTCTTTCTCAGCGTCTGACAGTTGCGGCTTCGCTTCTTCCTGCGGCTCTTGGACCTCGGCTTCCGGCGTTGTCACTTCCGGGGTTTCGACAACTTCAGGCGCAGGGTTTTGAGTCTCTGCGTCAGGCGAGACTTGGTTTTCTTCGTTCATGCTTTAAGCAAGTGGTTGCAGGCCGTCAAACCCCGGCAAGTGGGCGTAAAAAAGCCCGCACTAGGCGGGCTGTCGGTGATCGTTGAAAGGCTTCAGGCTTCGGGCGTAACGTAGGCGTCTGCCGTACCCGCAGCGGTGATAAATGCCAGCTTGTCCTCTGGCAGCAAGCCGCGCAGGCGGTAAGGAATGTTTGGGGCCAGATACATGCTGGTCTGGGCTACAGCAGTCGGGGCATTGCCGCGCACCACAAAGCAACCAGCGGTCACGGTGACGATTGCCACGCCCGAGCCGACCGGGTTAGCCGTTGCCGCGCTGGCTGTGGTCACCGCCACGCGCTGGGTGTTTTGTGCGCTGGGCGTAGAGATATTTGCGTAGGTCATTGCATTCCTTCAGGCGTAAAAAAAGCATCCGGGGATGCTTGTTGTTCGGGTGCCGCGTCTTCGGGGACGCCCATAGATTCGGACGGCGGTCTGCCGGGGTCAGGCTGCTCCATCGCCTCGCGTTTGGTTTCCTCGGCCAGTGCTTGCATCTCTTGCGCTGATAGCAGGCTTCCAACGACTTGCAGGCGCTGGGTCACAGCCTGATAAGCCTTGGTGTTGGTATCGAGACGCTTGATTTCCATTTCCTCAGACTTCGCCAGTGCTTTTGCCTCTAGGTCGTCTGCCACGTTGGATGCGTTTTCGAGCGCTTGTGATAGCTGCTCAATGCCTTGCTGCATCTCCTGCATCTTCGCGGCGTGTTCAGGACTCATCTGCTCGCCCTTGTCGTCCTCGTAGGCGCTCTGCACAGGTGGCGGCAACAGTGCCAGCGCCACTTTGTAAGCCTTGTCGCCTTCGGGCATGTCGCGCATCTTCATGAGCAAAGGTGCAAGTGCAGCACCTAGCTGTGGATTGCCCTGGCTGATTTCGATGATGTTTTCTGCCGCTTCCTGGCGCACGCTGGTGTAGCTTGGGCCAACCGAAACGCGCACGTCATAAGCGCCAACATTCGGATTGATCGACACAACCTTGCCGCTTTGGTCTTTCTGTGCGGCTTCGGGCTGTTTCGGGTCCATCTGGACAAAATCCTGCTTGCCGTCCTCGCCCAAAATCCGCACCTGACGGGACTCGGTGTAAACGCGGGGAATCATGTCCACAATCACGCGGCCAAGCTGCTCAATGCTGCGGCTCATGTTGTCGATGTAATGGAAATTCGCGGTGTCGCCTTCCATCTGCCGCGCACGAATCGCCCTGCCGCTGGTTTCATTGCCCTGCTGGCCCAGGTTCGCTTTGAACATGCCGACCGACGACTCCATCGCGCCCGTGCTGTACTGCATCAACTCAGCCCAGCCTTGCGACATGACTGGCGGGTTTTGGCGCTGCGGCGCCGGGATCGGGTTGCCTTCGCTGTCCAGGTGGTTATAGGCTAGATAAGCGTCCGTCCCAGCATTAGCCCGCGCCCACTGCGCTTCGTTGCCCTCAATCGCCTCTTTCGGGGCAATAAACGGGGCTTTGGGCTGTAGCGCAATCGTCTCTGCGAGCTGGCTGATGCTGTAGTTGTGAAAGCGCTGGCTGTCCATCATCTTGCGGACCATGCCGCACAGAAAGCGCTCGCCTTCAATCCAGATTTCATCACCGATAACCGGGATCAGAGGAATGTACTGGCTTGGGAACTCGGTTTCTTCCAGCATTTCCGCGCCGGTCATCTTGTGCCACAACACCTTGCGCGTGGTCACCTTCGTGGTGCTGATGTAGGGCAGCTTGAAGCCGACTTGCTGGCTGGTTTCCCAGTATTCGTCCTCGGTCATCAGCATGGTCTGGCCTTCCAGATTCACCTGAATGCGGTTCTCTTCCTTCTCTACAACCTCAAAGTATTCGCACAGCTTGACGCCTTCTTTTGTTGACCACTTGCCGCCATCCATGCTTACAGGCGTAGCTTTTGGGTACATGCGCTCAAAGGCTTTCGTGCTGTACATCGTCTCAACAAAACCGTAGCCGGCGTCTGAGCCGTCTGGTTGCGTGCTGTCGGCGTCCAGAATCACGGACAACGGGTCGTGTATCCGCATGATGCGGATTTCCTGCTCGTTTGTTTCGGGCCGCATCACTTGCGGCACAGCGCGCAGCCAGCCCAAGCCGATACGCGCTGCGTGGTCAATCGAGGTATCGTATGCAATACCTGCGCGGCTGACGTATTCAATGTGCCGGATGATGCCGTCCAGCTTTTGGGCTACGGCAATATCAGCGCCGCCATCAGCGGGCAGGCACTTGATCGAGGGTTTGTTCTGCCGTGCATCGTTCACGACCTGCTGCAAGAACTGGTTAGTACGGTCAAACGTCAGGCAGGGGCGCGCCTTACGTGCGTTGCGGGCGTCGTCCGGCCATTGCTGCGGGTCGGCCGGGTTGCTGAAGCGCAAATCCTCCAACATCCGCGCGTGCTGGTCCCGCATCGCTTCTTGGGCGTCTGCGTAGC